GTTAACGCTTTCGCCGGGCTCGAGCTTCCGGGTGTTCCTGACCACGTCTCCTGTGTAAGGAAACTCAGTGATCACGTTCACCCAGACGCCCGAATCCGGAGGCGTTTCTACAGATTCACCGTAGCCGACTTCTCCGTAGAATCTCGCCATCAGAACTCCTTATGTCTACTCGGACTTGTTCTCTCGCTCCTGACGCCGGGTGGCGCGGGACTGGGTCTCGTTGTCAGCATCGGTGGTGCCGATGCCGGGGCCCGGGAGGGAGCCGTGAACAGGAGGAACACTCTGACGCTCGTTCGGCGGCTCAGGCGAGATGACGTGGCCGCTGCCAGCGGGCGGGGGAACGAACGTGCCCTGCTTGACGACGATGGCCGACTTGAGCTTGACCAGCGCACCAGAGACGCGGGTCTCGATCAGGTACTTGTACTGGTTGAAGTCGATGTCGAAATCGTCGAACAGAGTAACCTGTCCACCGGAATCAGCACCAATGACATAGTCATTCATGTTAACGAGGATTGCCAACGGAGAACCGGCGGCGGGATCAAACACATCAACAGGAACAATTGAAGAAACACGAATCTCATTGGCAAACTGCTCGAGCGACGTGTAGATTCGACGACCGAGCGTATCCTTAAGAAGCATGACCTGCGAGATCAAAGCCTCACTGGTGTACAGCGTGGGCTGACCACTTCCACGATACTGAGGACGGTACTGGATGACTGCATCGACGAAATCCGAAATATCACCAGCAGCCAGATCGCAAAGAACCGGAATGGTGAACAGATTAACGTCGGTGGCAATCGGACGAATACGATCCTCAAGGATCTTGTCCGGGTCGGGAAGCGTACGACCATCACCGATCAGGACCGCACGTGCGAGCTCCTCATCGAGCATCAGCCGCATCTCACCCTTCATCCAGGTGACGACATCGAAGTCGGTGATGTCGAGAATATCATCCCGATCCAGCTTCTGCTTCTTGTAGATGGTCTGAGGGCCGGTCTCCCGACGAGCAGTACCATAGTACTCCTCACTCTTCTCTTCTCCAGTGATGTAACCCTTCGCACGAGCATCGTCATACGTGAGGTCCGCCCAGTGAGTCTTAACTCGACTGAAGGGGCTCTTACGAGCGCCATTGAGAACAGAATTCACCCACTCCGTACGACGGCCGTAGAACTCCGGAGCTGAAGTAAGAGCCTTGGCCTCGGGGAAGAGAGTATCAATCTGGTTGATGCCGTGTGCCAGAGCATAGTTCTGGACAGACTCCTTAAGGGAGCCGGTCTTGGTAGCATCTGCCACAATTCCAGCAACATCAGCATGAGAGAGAACTGGCTCTTCGCCAGTCTTGGCCTCTCCTTGCTCGAAAACGTTACGGGTCATTTCATTGCCTTCCTGATCGGATTCGTTAGTGGAATCATTCATGTTGTCTTGTGCTGCTGGTTCTGACGGTGAATCTGAGGCTGATGCAAGCGCCTCAGCAACCAAGAAGTGAACGACCGTCTTTTCCTTTTCCGACATTCCATCATAGATGTCCTGTACGGTTTCCTCATCACCGGAATCATCTGAGGTATCATCTGAAGTATCATCAGAAGGAGCATCTCCATCAGCATGCTCAAGCTCGAGACCGGTATAGATGATTACTTCATCATCAAGAGTGTCAACATCTCCATCCGAGTGCCGAATGGTAACATTCTCAATAACTGCTCCAGGATTGGCTCCTGAAAGAACCAGACTAACCTCACGAATGGCTCCATGAAGCACTCTGCCGGATCGCTCAATCAAATCATTTGCCCAAATGGACAACATGTTGATATCACCGTGCTCAAGAAGTCCACGTGAATGCTTGGCCTTGTCTGACTCATTGAAGTAACCGTAGGTGTAGACGCCATCATCTCGATTCTCGAGGACAGCGTGCCCGAGAACATTCTCCGGGTCAGTGTGACCATGCTGCCAAACGAGAGGAACCTTCATCTGATCCTGATGCTTGAAAGCATCGGGCATGATGGTTCGACCGTCGGAGCACTTGAGCCCCGCCTTAGTGGCGTAGCCGCTGAAATCAGCTTCCATTTTGACTTTCCTTTCCAAGAGCTAAAGCCACTGGAGTTTCTGGTTGTGGCATGTTGGGATTCATGAGTTGGTCTGCTTTAGGATCTGGGTATGGAGCAATTCCCATAAACCCTCTGATCTCATTCGATGTCAAGATCTCATTCCTAGTAAACTTGTCTGCAATCTCAGCAATCTCTGAAACTGGAACAAGCTTGAACGGATCACGGAAGAACCGAATCCTTTCTCGATTCGCAGCTCCAAGTGGTCCAAGGAATGAACGTTGCATCGCTTCAACAACAGCATCAGCAATAGGCTCGATGGTCCTATTGAAATAGTTGATCATTGTCTTCTCATCAGCAGTACCACTCATGATTTCATTGGTGATACCTAGCTGGTCATACAACATGCCAGTAAGGAACTCGACCTGGGCAAGAAGATTGTTCTCGGCAGGGCGATTCAACTGAGTAATCTTTTCACTACCATCAGTGTAGGCAATGCCGTACCGACTACCCTTTAGTTGGAACTCAATGTCTTCTCGACGTTGCTCTGCCTGCTGTCGTCTAGCCTCTGACTTGATGACATACGGCAGTTGGATGATCAGGTCAAGCTTTCCGGATCCGGATTGCTCATCGATTGCATCCAAGAGACCCAACTTATAGATCAGTCTCTGAAGAGTAGAGTTTGGTTCATTCATTACTGCATACAATGGGTTTTCAACAATAGCGACCATACGCTTTTCGAGGATGATCTCTTGCCGAATACCCTTTTCTTGATTGTATAGACTTACTCTGACGTGCTTTGGATACCAAGTAACAACCTCACCAACCCTAAGCGTATAGATTTCAAAGCGTTCGTTAGTAATTGGGTTGTTACCAGTGTCGACAGGAACAATCGCAGCACACCCCTTATCAAAGAGGGTAAGCGCAATATCCTGTCTAAACGCCCTAGGAGATTGATCAAGATTTGGCTCAAGAGTTAGCGATCTATTGAGAAAACTGTCAATGTCTTCTACATATCGGCCAAATTCATCCAACTTGACGTGTCTTATTCCAACCCCGGCAACATCAATACTGATTCGGTTGTAAATCGAGGAAATAATTGAGCGTTCGTTGAAAAACGACATTTGAACACGATCTGGCTTTCCACCATAACTAGGGCCGGAGCCAGCACTGAAATATCCATAATCGTCTTGAATTGCTTCGTTATATCGGAACGCATTCCATACTTTCTTAAAACGATCTCTGATAGCCAAGTTGATTCACTCCTTTCCCAAATCGTTTTGACCAAGAATCATTCGAACGCCTCCTTGTTCGCTTTGAAAGCAACATACGCGTCCATCATGGCGGAGACGTTGTCGATCTTTTCGTCTGCTCTTTTCTTTAGAAGTTTCCGGTTACCGTTTGTGTCTTCCAAAGTAACTGCGTTGCCCATCGCAAACGACATTAGTTCTTGATCAAAGATGAGGGCTCTCTCTTCCGATAGAATCTTCAATTCTCCTAGCGGAACAGATTCTGTCCTAGCACCCTGAATTACCTTCTCCACTCCGAACGCTCCGTTTTCAGCTTCCCATCTTTCAACGAATTCTTTTGCGTTGTATGGGTCGTAACCGAAAGCTCGAACGTCAAACTCAGAATGTTCAATGAACGTTTCCAGGTCTTCATAAACCTCCATCATGTCAAGTACGGTTCCTTCAAGAACCTGAAGGCTACCCTCGTTGATGAAGTCGTCATACTTCATTCGCATAGCGCCTGGAAGCTTCATCAAGGTTAGAGCGGTGATGTAGCTTCGAGTCTTGATGCCAAATGAACCATTCGACAAAGGGAACATGAATGTGAACGCACAGAAGTCGTCACCCTTTGAAAGATCCGCACCCATTGAGCATGGCATACGCCAGAACTCTCGCGGTCGATGCGGAAGCGTCTCTTCATACGTGAAGAAGTAAGTGTAACCCTCCATCGGAATTCCGAAACGCTTTGCAAGAATGTCATTCCGTGCTGCCGGAGCTTTCTCAGCTCTTTCTACGTCGAGATGGTACACATCATAAGTAACTGTCTGGCCAAGATTAGGATTGGCTTTCAACCACATGGCAGGATCATTGATTTCTTCAATCTCGTCAAGCTTGTAGTGCCAGATCGAAATGTGCGGAGCTTGATAGTCTCCCTTAAGGATGTCAGCTAGTTCCATTTTGATGGTGTCGCCAGAACCATTCCGGACTGTACCTTCTGAGCTGATGGCAACGATCAGATAGTCGTCCAT